TAATTGTTTATCGCCATAAGTTATATCGCATAGACCGTATGGAATTCTAATATCATTCATCACTTAACTCATCATCCTTTCTATTAAATGTTCAATATATTTAACGCCATAAATTGTTAATGGTTGTTCTAAGTATTTTCTGCCGACAGTCATACCATCGAATCCGCTTTTTCTAGCTGAGGTATCTCCCAATTGATAAAAATCCTCGTGCATTCTTAAAGCGTATTCCTTGTTATAGCCCACACTTGCTTTGATACTACCGCTCAAATTAATAGCTTTGTCAACATTGCCCGATTCCATGAGACCGCCCTCATCAAGTGGTGCAAGTTTTTGACTTGCTGATAACAAATCTTCAGCCACTTCGTTAACACCTTTTTCAAGATTGCTAACCGCTTCTAAAGCCAATTTTTGAAGCTCATCACCAAAGTCTTCTAATTTAATCGTCTTCATTAGATATACACGACCTTTTTAACTACTTCACCGATTGTGTTTCTAGTTAACTTAAACGATAAAATAGAATGTTCACGTGATAAGCTTCCATCGTCATTGACGATTTGAATTTTATAGTCAAAATCAATGTAAGCTGATTTATCTAAAGTGATTTCTAATTCACTAACTTTCTCAAGTGCTTCTCTATTCTTAACAGTCTGATATTTTTCTTTAACCCTGCAATTCACTTGCTTTTCATCCAATTTAGTAACGTTCCCGTAACCATCTCGTCCAACTTTAAATAAAATACATTTCTGATGAAGTGTTAACATTCAATCTCACCCATCTTTATGTAAATGTATTTTTTTAACATTTCTTTAACTAATGGATTAAAAGCGGTTGTTTGCATGTTAAATGAGATATCATCAATCTTATATGAGATAACACCTTGACTTTGTAAGCGTAAACGCTCTTTGTCAACAGTTTTTAAATAGATTGCTTGTTCAAAAATGGCATATTTATAAATAGATTTCTCGAAAACATCATTTCTTAAATCTAAGACATCTAAAATGATTGTTTGGGCTTTATTTAGTAAACTCAATTTAGTTTCCTCATCTAAATTTTCCCAAACATCTTTCTCGACATGTGATTTAAAATATGAATCAGCTTCGACAATTAACTGAGTTAATTCAATCACTTGTCACCACCGCTTTTCTTTTTCGGTCTGCCTCTTTTTTTAACTGACTTTGTTTCTTCAACAGCTTTTTCTGTTGTTTTTGCATCAGTTTTTTCTGATTCTTCAACAACTTCTTTTGTTTCTTCAGTTGCTTCAGTTTCTGCTTGAGTAGTTTCATATTCGTCTTCACTATATAATGAAAAGCCATCACGTTTAGAATATAGTACATCGTAAGCAACTTTAGAAACTTCGATGACTTCATTGTTATTGTTTCTAACTTTAATAATAGTTCCATCCATTAAATTTTGAGACCTCCTTTTTTTTAAGATTGTAAATAGAGAAAGCTCAATCTAAGCTCTCTCTATTTTTAAGAAAGTCTTCAGATTAAGCTTGAGCTTTTAAAGCTGAAAACGCATCTTCTTTAGTTACTGCATAAGCAAAGTGCCCGATGATTCTTAAAGCGCTCATGTCTTGTTCTGCCAAGTTGATGCCGTTAACTGTTGCTTCTTCAAGAAGTTTATACTCAATATCGCCTTTGATTCCAGCTACTGAATATTTGAAATCACCCATAACAGCGGTTGTACCTGCATCCAGACCGAATGAATATTCAAGTGGTTGACCGTACAATTCGTCAGTCATCTCTGCTGAAATCGATGGAGTGTAAAGGCTGTTACCGTTAGCATCTTTCAATTTACGTAAACGATTTTTAGTTGAATGTGCTGTTACAAAACCGTTAACATCGTATCCTTTTGCTTCAGCTAAAGCCATCGCATCAGATAAATCTTCAGCTCGTGTCTGTCCTGCTGTTGCTCCCTCTGTAACTGTGTTTGATGCTACTGCTGTATTGATTTTTGCAATTGCTCTAGTATCAAATAATCTTGCGAACTGTTCGTTCACATCATCTTTGATTTCTTCAAAAACGTCAACGATTGATTCATTAACTAACTCGTTTGAGAAAGGAACGATGATAGCAAATTTTTCAGTTTTAAGCGTTACTGGTGCAAACGCTCCGTCTGCTGTTCCAATCGCTTCGCCCTCACCCACAACGTAAGCGTTCAAACCATTTAATACTGGGATTACTTTCTCGCCTGTCTTCATTGGCTCAATACGTGAAAGATTCATGATTGCAGAACCTTTTTGTACTCCTTTTACAACCTCAGTTGCGATTTCTTTTGATAATACACCTTGGTTTTGTGCTTTTAATGTCATTATAAATTCATCCTTTTTTCTTTTTTAATTTTTGTTGTCGTTATTTTCAACGACAAATAAAGCCATCAAATTTTGATGACCGTTTCCGATTTTTTAATATTTTAATTTAATTAATTCTTTAAAACTTACGACTTAAATTTTTGATAAAACTTACATCATTGTCTTTTTCTTCAACTGATGGATTATTAACTTTGTTTCCAAATTCTACCGCTTCTTTTTTAAATAAGCCCTTTGAAATAGCGTTGTCAATCCATTGTAGTTTTTCAAAATCTCCAACATCTGGGATTAAATCCCGATATGATTCTGGGATTTCATTTAACTTTGATTCTAATGTGCTGTTAAATGCTTCTTTATATTTGATTAATTCAGCATTCTCAACATCTGATTTTGTTGAATTTGATTCTTTTAATTTATCAAACTCAACTTTTAACGCTTGATATTTTTCATTAACCTCTTTAAATCGTTTATAAGGCACTGTTTTATCATCTTCAACAGATTTATCAGTTTCATCAGATTCTTGATTTTCATCTTCTCCATCTTGTGGACTTGTTTCCGATTCTTCGCTGATTTTGTTTGTTTCCGATTTATCATCTTCATTAACCGCTTTAGCATTTTTAACGTCTGATGATGACGATGCGTTTAACTCAGATTCTTCAACAGTTTCTTTTTCTTGATTTAATTCAGTTTCTTGATTATCTTTTGTTTCATTTACAGTTTCTTGATTTTGATTCATTTTTAAATATCTCCCATCACATTTTTTAACGTGGTTGAGTCCACGAGATTTTTGATATTTTAATTTTTGTTTGTTCTTTGTTGATACTCAATTTTATTGAGTTCTTTGATAGATAGATTTTGATATTTACTATCAATTCTTTGACCGCTTCCACGCAAGCCGATTACGTAAGGTAACCAAACATGCTTACAATTTGGATGGAAAATTTTATAAGGGTAATTAGGCAAAGTTTCAATCGATGGATAAACTTGATGCTTTCCACTTACAGAATAAACTTTATCTTCATAAAGTGAACACCAATCCTCGGCATTATGATTTGAAATCTGAATTAAATCAAAATTCTCATTATATATTAAAGCATTTTCTTGATATTCTTTAAGTCTGTTTATTGTTCCCTCATTATGCAAGATTCTTGATTTAGTTCTTACAGCCATGTCTACATATCTATCAATTTTCCAATTCTTCTTAGATGCATCAACAAAACTTGAAACCCCTTTTTTCTCTAACAAATCTTTTAATTCTTGCTTGATTTGTTTCTGACTTGTGCCTTGTTCAATCATCGCTTCAAGTAAACTTTTACTATTTTCACGTATGATTTTCTTAGCTGATTCACTCATAAATCTAGTTCGTTTAGCTAAATCTTTAAACAAGTCTTCTTGTGCTCTTTTTAAAGCTTGCTTGTGAATCGCATGTTCTGCACCTTTTAAAATTTTAACACCGTCTAAATCAACAACTACATTATCTAAAACATTCAAACTCAAATAATAATATTGGGGAAAAACATTTTTGATATATATTAAAGCTTCATTATCTAATTCTTTCAAGCGTCCTTGAATCTTAGACAACAGAAACTGTGATTGTTGTTCATTTAAATTCTGATTGATTTGTTGTTTCAACAATCTAATAACATAAGATTGAGCAACGACATATTTCATGATTAATTTTTGAGTCTCTTCGTCTATTTCTTCAATTGAGTCAAATTTTAATTCATCCATTTTTATTCATCACTTTCAAAAGTTGCTGATGACGAGCCACCTAGAAACGACATCGTTTCTTTCACATTTTGCTCGTTTAAAATCTCAATAAACTCATCTTCGATTTCTTGTTTTGTTAAATGTGGATTCAATCTTGAAATAGCTGACTTAATTGAAGTCGCTCCGCTTACAATTTTTAATTGTTCTTCTTGTGCATTCGTATAGCTGTCTTCTGGCATGCTTGGACTCATTTCAATATTTGGCAATACTGGCGTGTAGTCAGCCCCTGCCATGACATCTAATTCTTGCGCAACATACAAAATCTTTCTAATAGAACGTTCCCAATATTTTAGAGAATTCTCAATTGTTGTTGACGTTCTAAATGCTTTTAGTTTAATAGATAAAGCTGAAGAGTTAGCTGATTCTTTTGTTAAACCATATAAATTTGAATTTAGCGGTGTCACAAAATGAATCGCTTTCATAATAATATTGTCAATATAATCAAAGTTTGCTGTTAACTGAGATTCCCAAGTTAGATAACTCGGTTTCTCTTCTCCATTTTCAACGGGAATGAATAAACCATTTTCACTTTTAGAAAATTTATATCCCTCATCTAAAAGTGCAGGACTTCCAACAATACTTGGATTTGTATGAGCGTCTAAAATTTTAGAAATCTGAGACACTCGCCAATTATATTCTTCAAATAAATCTGTCATCCCAAAATAAAGAGAATACCCGTAAAAATCACCGTTATTGCGTGTAAATGGAACATACGTAAGCGGTGATTCAGTTAATTTTGTATTTACTTCAGTTTTTTCCTCAACAATTTCAGCGCCTTTTTGATTATTGTTAAAAAAGAATTTTTGAATAATGCACCAATATTCATTGTCTCTTTTTTCATATGTCTCAGTGTAAAGATATGTATCTTTTCCCTCGTCCACTGGGATAGCGATTGTTTCACTGACAACCTCTCTTTGATTCAAAGGATTCAACACTGGGAAATATAATTCTGGTTGAATGAATGTAATCTTAGATTTATTGCCCTCAAGATAATTCTTAATCACAACCCCACCTTTTACAGCTTGTGTAATTGAAGCTTCAGATAACATTGTGTTAAAATCATTATCATAAATAATGCGGTCAATCGCATTAGATGCATCTTGATTATCTTTTATAATTGGTGTGATTGGATTTCTAAAACTTAAATCTCTATAAAGTTTAGCAATCTCTGAAGCTAAAGGAATGGCGATATATTTATTTTTCGTTCTATTAAAAGCTGGATTGTTGTCAAAAATATCCCAATACTTTTTATATCTTTGATGTCTTTTAGTTTTAAAATTAATGTTCAAATCATTTTCCCCCTTTCATTTTTGTTTTATAGCCAAGACGGTTTAGGTCTGACTTGCTTTCTTTTAGTTAATTTATTAATTTGTTCCCAAGCCATTTGCAAGCTATCGACCGCATCATCGTTTTTTGCACGAGCGTTCCAATCTTTAACTTGAGCATTATATTTCATGTTATCTTGATTAAATTTAATCGTGCCGTTAGCTATGTCTGGCTGTAACTGCATTATTCTAGTTTCTTTCTTGCCTTTGGGTTTTAAAGGAATAACTCGAATATAAATGTCTTCTTTCTTTAACCTTTTTTTGAGATTATCAAGTAAATATTCTTGAAACGCTACGGCTTCAAAGACAAGCGCATCAACAAGACCATCATAATTTTTGAGTTTCTTGATGATTAAATCAATTAACTTATCGGGCTTGATTCTTTGAATATCTCCATCGACAACATATTTATAATTAGTCTGTTTATTCTTAGCTAAGATTGTAACGGCTGAAAAATCACCTTTCTTTTTTCCCATTGCAACGTCAACCGACATAACAACTTGACAATCTTTTAAATCTGGTAACTGTTTGAAATACTCGATATTCTGAAAGACATATTCATCTGCCCCTCTTGGTTGACACATCATTTCTTTATAGAATGAGCTTTCACCGTCATCAATGAGCTTTTTCATTAAATGGTAGTAATCAAATTTTTCTTCCCACAACACTTTTGTATTTTTTAACATCTCATCTTGATTGTTAATGAAATATTGATAGGCTGTTTGTTCTCTGTCTTTATCTTCTAAAGACGTGTAAAGCTTTCTCCATTGCGCCCATTTTTCAGACTCAGAAAAGTTTAAAACTGATTGAAAGAATAGCTGTTTGTAACCTGTTGTTTCGGGTGACAGTAATTCAGATAAAATATCTTCATTATGAAGAACAGTGCCGACAACAAGAACACGAGAATTTTCATCGCCCGCGTTAAGTAATGAATCTTTGTAAGTGTTCGCTAACTTTTCTCTTGCGGAAGCTGATTCTGCAACATCATCTTTTATCAAATCATCACCGATTATAAGCTGTGCTCTGTGTTCTTTATAGCGAATTCCTCTTATAGAACCGTCTATTCCTCGAACAGCAAGGGCTGTGTCATTTGACAAGTGAATTTCAGTTGATGACCATTTTAGATTTGGTTTCTTTAATTGCCCAAAATCTTCGATGATTAAATCATTTGATGAAATTTCATCTTTTATCATATTAAGAAACGGGATGGCTGTGTCTTCAGTGGCTGAGACAAGTAAAATGAAATTTAATTTCTTATATAAAAGAATATAAATCGGAAACAAGAATGAAGATAATGTTGATTTCCCGTAACCACGAGGAACACCGACAACCATTCTTTTTGATTTATTTTTAATTAACCAATCGAGTTCTTGCATGACAGTTGTATGAAATTCACAAAAATCTTTAGAAAAGTATTTAGGGAAATAGGTTTTTGCAAAATATTCTAAGTCAATTTCAGCTAACATCTTTCTGATACCATTAGTTCCAGTTAAAGGATAATTTTGTATAATGGTTTTAATTTGATTGTCATTGAAATGTTTTTTGAGATATATGAACATTAATTCAGTTTCTTTTTGTGATAGTTTTGAAATATGATTCACCGCCTTTTATTTTTGAATTTGAATTATTTAATTTTGATATTTGATTATTTGTATGTTTAAAGATTTAATTTTGTATGTTTAAAAATTTGATTTAAAAAATTATTTATTGAATATTCAATTAATTTTCAACACAAAAAAGGATTTAAAAATGTCGGGGAGCAGAAAATGAACTAACTGCATAATTTTTAAATCCTTTTTTCTAATGAATTGATTTTTAATTAATTTTGATTTAATTAATTTATTAATTAATTTTGAATAAATTGGATTTAATTTAATTTAATTTTTAATTAAATTTGTGTCGGACTTTTTAATTTCCGGACTCTTTTTTAAGTCGGACTTTTTAAAAATAGCACGAATTTTTTTAGGGTGTAATGCGCCCCTTTTTCAAATCAAAAAGTGTCTACCCCCCCACATAAAAGAGATGCGCTCTCACACATCTCTCATCTCATCAATCAATCGAACAAACACTTAAAAGCAACATCAACACATGTCTTCATCTTTGCATATTTATTCAATCAATATCGTTTACAACATCCATTTAATCCCTTATATTCTTTGCTCACCTTGTGTCCCTTGTTCCCATATACTGTAATATAAGTACCCTTATAAGATACATTATAAGGACTTTGTTATATCATTATTGTTTATACTTGCTTGCCCTTGTTCAAGTAACATATAATTAAATTACATATCACTTTATCCCTTGTATACACAATGAATAAATATTCATAAACTGATTAAGATTTCACAAAGAAATCTTAAGCTTGTTTCTTTCTTAACATCAATCATATCAACACTTTCATCTATCTTTATTAAACTCAATAAAATCAAAATTTTATGCACTCTATAAACCTTGATATATCAACGTTTGTTAATGCTTGATTTTTGATTAAATCAGATGATAATGAATAAGAAATGAATAAAA